GATGGTGATGGTGGGGGGCACGACGATGCGGTACGTGTCCAGACGGGAGAAGTTCAGGGTTCCAGTGGGCTGGAGTTTGGAGGTGTCCAGGCAGTAGCTGATCATGCCAACGGGGGCGGTACCAGCATTGACGCCGTTTGGCAGGTAGCCGAAGGGCGTGTTGTAATACTGAGGCAGGTCCACAAAGGCGGGCAGGTGGCGGAACTCGCCGACGTCCGTGCCGTTCACCTGGGTCTTGAGCATGTGATCCTTGACCAGGGCCGAGTTGACGCCCAGAGCGCCGTACGTCTGGGAATAGTTGTTGCTCGTGAAGGCAATGAACTTGACGGGCTGGGCCAGAGCCAGCTCCTGCATCGTCTCGGAACCCATGACAATCGTGCGCTGGACCTGGGTGATCAGCATATCCTGGGGCGTGTTGGCGAAGAAATCACGCTCGGCCTGGTCCAGGTACGTGAAGTTGGTCCAGCAGATGTACTGCAGCTTGTTGTAGTTGGTGGCACCAGCGGCGGCATCGAAGCCGGTTGAGGCTGACAGGCTGGAAGACCAGGTGATGCGCAGCTCCACGTCGTGGAACTGCAGAGCCACCAGGGGGAGGGACACGGACCAGTCCTTGTTGAAGAAGAACTTCAGGGGGTAAAAGCCGTTCACAGAGTTGGTGGGGTCCTCGTTGTCACCGGTATTGCCGATCAGCAGACGCTGGCTGTAGTTCTGGGCGCCAGTCACGGGCTCGATCTGGGTCGAGTACACGACGTCCTGGGTGTCGATCACCTGGCCGCCGATCATGAACTCAATCTTGTCGATAACCTTGGACCAGTCGACGATGGTGCACATCGAGCCGTTGCCGTCGCGGGCAGCCAGGTACACGTAGTTGATCAGGTCACCCTTCTTCTCGAAACGGACGGTGGAGATACCGCCGGCGATGGGGGCGCCCTGAATCACCTGACGCTCCACCGTGTTGGCATAGTGGGTATACCGGCGGTAGTTGGAGCGGAAGAATGAAACCTCGGGCTTGCCAGTCAGCCAAGCGTCCTGAGCACCAGTTGCGACAAGTTGAACGATACCACCGCTCATTTTACAATTGGTCTAGATTATTTTACACCGCGGACAACGGCGGGAGGGCGATCGGATTTTTCTCGAGCTGCTGGATGGCCACGTCCAGACATTTAGACGAAGCCAGAGGATTGAGTTTGTCCTTTTTCTCCACAAATCTGTAAAACTCCGGGCCCAGGTAGTTCTGGAACCGCCCGCCGTTCATGTGAGAGACGGGCACCGGCTTGGACTCTGCGCGAAGATTGGTCGCTGCGCCCACCTGATTGACGGGGTCGTTGCGAACGTTCATGCGCTGACCGTTTCCGGCACGATCTGGGTTGGAGCGGTTGTCACTGCTGCGGGTCAGGGACTTGTCGGTATAAGCACCGCAGCCGCCCTCGGCGTATGGCTGAGCCACGTTGTACTGGGCGGGACCCATGGACAGCGTGTCACCACGCGAAGTCTGCTCGTCGCGAATGGTGGTCCGGGCCGTCTTGAGAAACTCTGGACGTCCCTCGGCACCCGTGACGGCACCACCCTGCCCCTGACCACGACTCTGGGTTGGCGGGCGGTACCACGCCTTGGTCTCCTTTGCCTGGTGAGTCACCTCACCGATACCGCCAGCGCCGCCGCTCTTGACGAAAGAATCTGCGGGACCCGTGCGGCCCTCGAGCGTCGTGAGGCGCTCCTCGTTGATGTTATTGGGCAGCACACGGAAGTACTGGTGGAAGCCACCGGCGGCGTCGACGTTGGAGCCGACGCCCAGACCTGGGCCGACGCGACGGCGCTCGATCGGCTGTAGGTTATTCATCTTATTCGTCACATATTGGCGGTTATATAGGTCATATACGGGCTGACCGAACGGAAAACGATTCGCATCTGGAGAAACGTCCTGAAGATTACCAACCGCCTCTTTCGGCTGGAGGCGCCAATCACCGATGCGACGGCCGAGATTCGGCGTCATGATGCGCGATTCAAAAGCATCCTTGGAGTGATCGCGAGCATTCGCGGCGAGGTCGATATCACGACGGGTAATTGGCCGAGTGGTTGGCAGTGGTTTGCGTCCCTGGGGCTCTTCCTGGCCATCCGAGAGACGCTTACCGGCAAACACAAGACCGACGACTGCGGCCAAACTCAAAGGGTCCATCGTTATTATGATTAGGTACTATTTTTTTTACTTCTTCACACTGTGGTAGCGCTGAACGAAACGGGTATTCTGATCATCGGCGTACGTGCTGATGGGGTCCCAAGACATGGTGCGCAGTGGGAGGTTCACGTAGCTATTAGGGAAGTCATAAGCCTGCTCGGACCAGTTCTTTTTCCACGCCGTGGTCGTCTGCTCGCGCAGGTACGAGCTGGCATCGGCCAGATCCGCGAGGACCACCGTCGCTGGACCCATGTGGACATTGGGCTGGAGAATAACAGGGGCCACATCGAGACGTGGCATTCTTAATTTTAGTTGCGAAAAAAACCAAGCTTACCGACCATTACCTCCACGCATCTGAGTGCGCTCTGGGAAATGGAACTGGAAATTGTCTGGATCGCACGCCTTTCCACCCTGGTCCTTGCACATGGGGGCGAACTGCTTGCCGTAAGCGGCGGTCGCGAACGCATTCTGGTCATTTGGAATCGTGGACGATGCGGTGGTGTAGAAATTGCGCTCGGCATCGCGAACACGCTCGAAGGGGTGGATGGTGCTCCACGCCGCCTGAACGTCGGCACGGACGCTCGGGTACCAAGCCGCTGGTGGGCGGTCTGGGTTCTCGGTGTAATCGCTCATCAGAACGTTCCCCATGGGGTTGTCCAGGGTCGGCATCGTCACCTCGTCGCGCAAAAGGCTCAGGGCGCGGTCATCTGCGTAGGCTGGGCGAAGGAGGCCGTCTGAAATAAGGTTCGAGGTCCACATGTAATAAAGAACGCCCAGGGCCAACGCGCCAAGTGCGAAAACACGGGGATCACGGTTGATCAAGTACACGATGATGGTGGCGTAAATAATGAAGCGGGTCGTAGAGGCGACGCGCTGTTTGGCCGACTGACGCGCCGTTGGCCAAAAGTTCATGAGTTCACTCGTCTTGAAAATATCTTTCACGTCCATTCTGATAGTTACTTAGAAATCTTTTTGGTCGGCTTGCGTTTCCCGTTTCGGGGTGGAGGCGGAGGAGCGGCGCCGGCGAGCATGGCCGCCAACGGGTTACCTCCACCACCGCCACCGCCGAGCATCTGCGCGAGCATACTGTTCATACCGGCCATCAGGGACGCCTCGTCAATCTGACCGTTCGGCGCCTTTTTCATATTTTTGGCGCAATTTTCGGCGGCTGACTCGATCATGCTCAGAGTCTCGGGTGGAAACATATTGATGGTCGTGCCGAGCATATACAGCGTCTGGTAGTACTGCCAGATGGCCGCCTTGGTCCCCTCGGTACACTCGGCGGTGTTCCAAATCTCATGAAGATTCAGGGAGGTCGCAATCGGATTAGCCTCGCAAAAGAACGCTGGGTCCTTGGCCATCATCGGGGATACCCACGGTGTGACGTCCTTCATAAACTTGTCGAACGTGTCGCGCGTTCCGGGAGGGGCCGCCTGGGCCGCCTTGATCTTGGGCTCATCGGGGAAGGTCTGGGCGAGTTCACCGATAAACTGACCCATCATCTCGTTAAACGCAGAGAGGGTGGTCATTTATAGTAATATTTTAGAGTCTTTTCCTTAAGTTAGAATGGTTCCTTCATAATCGGCTCGTGGGACCCCTGCCCCTGGCTTGTGATAAAGTAAACCAAAAGACCGACCAGGAAAGCATTCTTGAAATAATCCGAGTTTTTAAGCTTTCCTTCGTTGTTCATTTTCGCCTTGACAAATACGTAAGCCATCACTGCCGCTGCCGCGATGACGGCGGCGCTAAAAGGCTCTTTGAAGTAGTGCTCCATCTAGTAACTTACAAGATGTTATTTAGTCTCTTTACGCGCCGAGCTTCTGAATCTTCGTGGGCGCGTCATCGAACAACGTCTGTTCTGGGAGGGCCGGCGTCGTACCTGGAACCGATGGGGGTGTGAGGCCGTCTGACGCCGTCACCATATTGTCAACGCCCCCTGGAGTCTTGCCAATCTCCATGCCGGCACCGCCACCCCCGCTCGTTCCCGCGGCGTCGTCGGACGTGGGCATTGCGTCCAACTCGTCCTCGCCGCCGATATCGGGAATGTCCTCCTCCTCGTCCTGCTCGTCCTCCTCGTCCTGATTCATATCGAGATCGCCACCAGACGCTGGCATTGGCAGGTACGTGTTCAGAATCTCGGCGGTAGGAACGAGGTCCTCGATGACGAGGCAGATGTGCTTGTGAAAGCGCTTGTTGAGGTCCTCATCACGCTCGGACTCGGTGTTTGGCTCGGTGATGATGTAAGGGCTCTCGTACAGGTCCTTGGCACAGGCCTCGTAGCACCGCTGGACAAACACGTCGTTCGCCGGAAGCTTGATGCTGATCTTCTTGGATTTCCTGTCCGTCCTGATGGAGCTCAGAATCTTGACGTGAATCACAAAGACGGCTGCGAGGAGGTTCGGAAAGAGAGGTTGGTTCTTGACTATCGTCTCTGTATTTTTGAGTGAAATTGAAGAGTTCCAGGTCTTGACACCACGGAGGAGCTCCTGGAATACCCGGGGTGTGTTTTTGCCCTGAGATTCCTTCTTGGCTTCGAGCCAAATTTCCCAGAATGCTTCTATCATTGCGGGAATCATGGCGTCACACAGTTTCTTGGTGAAACGGCGCTCGGACTCGTTGAGAATGTCCATCGTTAATACAAGGAAACAAGTTTCCTGTCGGGGCGCAACGCGTCCCTCATTCGGAGAATTATTAACCGCGAAGCAGACGCAAGAGCTCAATTAACATACACCCCCTCGCAAGCCGTTTTCCAGTACAGAACCTCTTCCTCGAGTTGGTTAATTCTATTCAAGAGCGCCACCTCCACCGCCTCTTTGTGGTTCAGTCGTCTCTTGAGTCTTTCAATTTCATTCTCAAATTCCTTCGACCGAACCTTGTCGTTTTTATGAACTTGGCTCGCTTCCCAATTTTGGTGTAATTTTGATTTTTTATGGGTCCCTAGATTTTTATATGTAAATCCCGGTCGGCACGGACACGTCAACTGTTCAGATAGTTCCATTATTAATTTTATTTGTAAATTTACTTCTTAATTACACGCAGCTTTTGGGCAGTCTTTTGGAGGTTCACGAGGCTCGGTAAAAACACATTCGGTTCTGAAATTTCCGCCTCTGTGTCCTCTTCTGGCTTTCGGTGTCTCCACGTCACCTTGAGATCCAGTGGCCCTATGAGCACCACGGTGTACCCGAGGCGGCCCAATTGTCTGGACATGTAAATGACCGTCGTAGCTAGGTCATACCGTGGATATCCAACCAGGAATGTGGGGACGGTCAGGATCGCCTCTTTTTTCCCGAGTTCCACCGAGTGTTTAATTTTCCTAGAAAATTGTTCGAGAAGAGCCTTGTAGTACTCTTTTTTCGCGGACCCCCTTTTCTTTTCAGCGGCAAGGATATCCTTGGCCGAAGACACGCCGTCCATCTGCTATTTACATCCGATAAGATGGCGCTGGGCCTGGCGCGGGAGCTGAGGCCCCGCTCGCAAGTTCACGGGGGGTGCCTATGAGACCACCGGGGGTTCCCTTGTTCGCTTTGAGCGCATCTTGGAGCTGACGGTCCAGGTTGGACTCGATCATCTCGTAGGGCTGGTACTTGTCGGCGACGTAGGCTGGGTTGTCGCTGTCGCCCGTCGTGGCGGTCTCAGACTTGCTGATGATGTTCACGGACCCATTCGTGGTGATCTGCGCCTTGACGTCGTACTGGGTACCGAAGTATCCCTCGGTGTTGAAAAACATGAAGCGGGCCTCGTACGTATCGTCGCCCACGTTCTTGATGTAAAGGGTCTCCAGTGGGTACCCCGCTGTTTTCTGAATCGCCTCGAGGATAACCTGCGTCACGTCAGGAGACACTGGCGCACCGGAGGGACCGGAGGGACCGGCGGGTGCCGGGGTCGCCCCGCCAGAGTAACGCGCCACCTGACGACCGTTCCAAATCAGGAACAAAATTATAGCCACCAGGAGCGTTAGGATAAGGTCCTTCATATTATCATTTACTGCGAAAAAAGATTCGATGAAAAAAACTCTGTAAATTCAAATGGCCTTGCTGGTCTACTCTGACAAATGCAAATGGTCTCAGGATACAATGACCTACATCAAGACGCAGCCTGCTCTTCTCGAGATTGTTCGGTTTTGGAACGTAAATGAACAGGGAATACCATCGAATAAAAT